CAGACGATTGCCGATGAATTTGCGGACGCTGTGGAGATCAGACAGCGAAGTGTTGCCTTCCTCCGCCTTTTTGTTCAGTTTCTTAAACGCAGCGTTAACGAGCGTATCAGTATCCGGGTCATAATCTTCGAGCGTTTTTTCAAGCTTCGCCGTAAAGTCTGAAAGCGCCGTTGAATCGTAAGTAAGACCAGATTTTTTAGATGTTTCAAACGCTTCTGTGGCCGCATCTTTAAGCTGCGCCGAGGTGGGCACGCCGATATTGCTAATCGTCGCTGACGCTGCACGGCCAATCTTACCCAAAGCCGCCGCCGACTTACCGGCGGCCATGCCACCGAGGATAGACGCGCCAAACTGTGTGTAAGGATCAGCGCCTTCAGATTTAGCGAGCTCTCCGGCCACCGGCGCAGCAACGCCCGTAACCGTCTGAGCCACAGGCTGCGCGGCCATCACATTAAGGATGCGCGGAGCCGTGCGGCCCGCAGCCGCTAGAGCGTTCACCGCTGAACGAGCTGCGCCAGCGCCGGAAGCCGCGCCAAGACCGCCTTCGACGCCAGCGGCCAACGTTTCTTCCTGCGGCGTTTGAGGAGCTGTAGAAGGAAAAGCGCGCTGCGTGGCTCCTCGAATATACTCAAACGGCGTCTTGACCGGCGCGTAGCCTGCCGCGCTACGAGCCAGATTATAGACGTTGCCGACCAGCTCCGCGCCACCTAACAAACCCGCGCCAGCGAGCGCAGCCGGAGCGCTAACGCCGCCGAGCGCCAAGCCGCCCAGCGCGCCGACGGCCGTAGGAGCCGCCGCGCCAAGAGCGACAGGCACAGCGCGTTCGGCCGTTAGACCTTTAGGCTCTTCAACAGCCGGCGCGGCGGGAAGCATGCCGCCGTGCTTTGCGATCAGCGCCGCATAATCCGTCGATGCGGGCGCAGCGGGCGTTGCGGGCGCGGTGGGTGCTACGCCGCCGTATTTTGCGATAAGAGCTGCGTAATCAACCATTATTGAAGTCCAGCTTCACGTTTGAAGGCTTCCGCAGCTTCACGGCTAGGGAACGGCACCGCGCCCATGCCCGGCACATTGACAGTCACGGCACCACTATCAATCTTAAGTTTGCCCAAACCTAAATTTTCATCCAAGCTCTTGATGATGCCACGTATAGCGCCGATCGTCATATTCCCGCTGCCAAGCATAGCTTTTTTGGCTTCAAGTTCAGCGACAGTGTTAGCTTCGCCACCGGTCATGCTGCCAGACGAGCGCAATCTATCAATATACTGATCGATGAGACCTCTAGTCTTATCGCGTAGTTCCTGTGCCTTAGGGTCTACCACGCGTGTCACTGCCCGGCCCAATTCACCAGTAGTAGTCTCCAAGATTTTGCCAGCTCGCTTAAACCCACCTTCAGTCGTGGTAGGCAGCACGTTGGCCTTTTCCTGCTCTTCGTAGGACTGAAGAAGCTGGTTGAAGAATCTGGAGTTGGATTCCTTCAGCGGCTTTTGTTTGTATTCTGCAACCGTCATGGGCCGGGCAGGCGCAGTCGGCACGGGCGCAGCCATAGCGTTAGCGACTGGCGCAACGCCCGCCAATGCGTTGACAGGCAACGCAACGGCCGCGCCCCGCGCGATGTCAGCCTCCTGCATACGGCGGCTGGCGTTGATGCCTTTGTTATCGCCGGCCAGACCTTCAATAGCCCGCGCAATTTCTTCCGGATTGCCGGACTGCACCGCCGGAACGAGTCGGCTAGGGATCGTGCCGTAGTTGTAAGCGATAGACGTGAGCGCCGCGCGGGTGTTTTCCGGCAGTCGAGCCCAGTTCTCTTCGCCCACCTTAGCCGCTGCCCGCGGCACAAATTCGGTCTGAAGCCTGCGCTGAAGATCGCGCTCGGCGTCCTCGCGGCTAACCCGCGTTCCGGGCGTGACTTTCTGCACAGTGCCGTCAGGAAGCGTGACCGTATCGCTACCATAGCCAGCACGGTAAGCAATTACGTCATACTTGGGCTTTTCAATAAAGCCTTCGCGCTGCTTGATAAGCTCAGTAGTCATGTCCTGACGAGCGCCCGGCATACCTTCAGCCATAGGCGCGGCGGCCGTAGGCGCGGCGGCCACGCCTGGCTCTATAACAGGCGCAGGTGTAAGACCTTCTTTAGTCTTAAAGAAGGGGTTGCCGTCAATTACAACAATCTCAGGCTTTCGTAATTCGGCGGCTTTTTCGGGGTTAAGAAGCCCCATTTTCCAGTCGTCTGAATATTTCTTACCTTCAAACGCCGCGACGCCCTGCGGAAAGTCACGTTTCATCATGTTCACAAAACTATCAAGCGACTTCTGGTCGTTGACGAAATTCTGGAACATGTTTCTGTAAACATTAACTTTTTCGTTCTGAAGCTTTTGCAGGATTTCTTCCTGCTGCGTGCCATAAAGCCCCGCCTGCCGCTGCGCCGCCTCGGCCTGCCGAAGTTCACGCTGCGCAGCAATGCGCGCCTGCATATCTTGCACGTCCATGCTCTTCGCCATGCGTGCAAGCTGCGCTTCAGACATACGCTGCTGGCGCAACTGCGCCATCATGTTGAGCGGGTCGATGCCTGCGTCGGAAACTTGCGGAACCTGAGCGGCGATGTCATAGCGAACGGGCATTAGTCAAGCCTCAATCATTGTCCAGGATACATCTGGTTCATCATGCTATACAACATCGCATTTCTGCCGATGCCGCCGAGCGCGCCTTGGAGCGCCGACGCGCCGCCCATGTAGCTGGACGCGCGAGCCTGACCGGCCTGTTCGATGCCCTGCCCCATAGCCTGACCAGCACCGATCATGGTGTTGGCGATATTAGCCCCGGTCTGCGTGCCGAGCTGAGCGGTCTGCGACGCCATCGAAGCGCCAGGCGACGCAAGGCCTTGGAGCGATCGCATCTGAAGTTCGCGCTGCTGGAGGAACCGATTATAGGCGTTGCCATACTCTTGGCTGCCCATCTCCTGCCCGAAGCGCGCCGCGGCCTTCAGCGCCGAGCCTGACTGAAGCCCGGCCTGCGCCGCTGCCGAACGGTCGATAGCCTGCTGGCCCTGCTGCACGCGGAAGGCATAGCCCGGATCGGCCTGATAGTCGGCCATGCTGAACGGCTGCGCGTAAGAGCCATAGCCCTCCGCGGTCGGCTGGCCGCCGATGCCATACAGCTCCAGCATCCGGTTGGTCGCCGCAACGCCGCCCTGCCGGAAGGGCTCCATGCGCTCGACGCCCTCACGATACATTCGCTCCTGCGCGGCCTGCGCGGCGGCGGCCTGCTGCGCCTGAAGCATCGCGGACATCATCGACGCCTGCGACTGTGACTGCGCCGCCTTCTGTGATGCGTTTGCGCCGAAGAGGCCGCCTATGAGGCTGGTGCCCCCACCAATCAGGGCTGCGGTAAACGGGTCCATTATTACCTCACTAAGCGCATGTGTTGGGCGGGTTGGCTGAGCGATACAACCTCGTTCCTAAACGATTCCGTTGCCGCTGCGCCCTGCCGCACCTCTTTAGCTACCTCGATCTGAAGCATAGGCAGAGCAGCCACAGCGCAGACCCATTCGTCGACTTCTTTGCCCGTATTGGGGTTCGTGCCTCGCAACATCGTAAACCACGCGCATTTCAGTTGCACGCAGTCCTTTTTTATGAGCGGGCAAAAAGAGCCGTTCTTCAGTTCCATCAGTTTTTAACCGCAATAATAACGTCCACATACTGGACATCTAGATTAACGGAACCACTCGCTAGTGTATGAGAGTGTGATCCTCCACCACCCGCGCTGCCTGTGGCAGCAGTCGTGGTCGTATAGCCAAGTCCCGACCCCAGGATGTTGCCGCCGCCGATAATCTCTTGTGTATGTGTATGCGCCGGTATTTCAGCGATAGTAAGCGTGTGGCCATCCGTTGATCCAGAAAGAGCGCGTGTGGCCGAAAAAGCCGTCGTGAATGCCACCGTGCCGCCCGAAGACGCTGCGCCCGACACAACGCGCAACGCCTTATTATTGTGCGTCGTCGATTTGGTCCATCCCGTCGGCGCGGCGGTCTGCGCAAACAGCATAGACGTTCCTGCCGGAAGATACGCCCACGCGCCGGTAAATACGCCCGGCGCAGCAATTTCTAAAGCACTCGACGGGCTGGCTGTTCCGATACCTACGTTTCCGTTGGCGTCGATGGCAAAAGGCGTCGCGTCGGGGTCCGCTGCGTCTTGGACGCGAAGCGCCAGGCCAAACCCCGTCTGCGTGATTTTTAGCGCCGGGTTAGATGAATCCGCGTCAATTGTGACGTTGCCAGTCAGTGACGGTGAAACACTAGAGAGCGGAGCACTAATGTAATCTACCGTCCAAATCTCAACTTCATTAGCGTCGGTAAGTTTGAACTTATAGATGCCAGAGCCCAGCCAAATAGGCGCTTCGCCTCGGGCATTTAAGATCACTGGGTTAGGATTTGCAGACGCGCCGGTGTTGTCAGTATATGTAGCAAGAGGCGTGGTCGTGCCCGCCTGATACGTATAGACCTTTCCGCCCACCAACGGTTCGCCGTTGATGTCAAAAAATTGCATTTTAGGGGCTGGGGTAAGAACCGCCATTATTCACCTATATTGCACGATACGGTCAGGATGACCGAAGGAATGGCAGGGCAGAAAGCGGTCGCCGGGTCGGCCAATATCTGCACGCTGGTGTTTGTGGTCGCCCACATAAGCTCAAAATAATCACCTGTATTCATACGTAGCACAAAATTCCAAGCGGCAACATAGGCTTGATTAGCGCCTTGCGTATGGACTTTTGTGGCCGAGTCAGGAATGTCCGTTCCATTAACGCGCGCCCATATGTAGACATCTTTTGCGGTTCCGGTGGTGCTTTCGAGCTGAATCGAAAACTGGAAATTATACGCGCCCGGCCGGTCCACGTAGATACGCGACGTGGGCGTGCCTCGATAGACGCCCGCGGACAGGTCAGTATTGTTAAATGTGATAGCGTAAGGCGTGTTGGGAGCGGCAGCCGACTGGTCGGTTGTGTCAAAGAACGTGCCATAGCGCAGCGAACCGCTGCCGAGCGCCGAGAACACGTTATAGAAGAACCGATACCACTCCCTCGAGATAAGGTCCGTGAACGTGATCGGGACGCGCGAGGCGGGGATTTGCGAGATGTTCTCAGGCATTGGTCGGGCTCAGGATAAGTTCTGCGCCCATAATCGCGATCTTAACCGGGTCTGTGCCGGACACCTCGTAAACACGGTCGCGTATCTTCTGCGTCATGCCAAGCCGCCGCCAGATAACGCGCTTGCCGTATTGTCCAATCTGGCCCATAGACTTCCAATGTTCGTTTGACCACGTATGGCCGCCGTCATCGGACCAACGAAGCATAACTTGTGGATTGCTGCCTTGGCCAGTCGCAAGCCCGACGCCCGACTCGCAATCAAGCTGAAGGCTATGTTGCGCTGTGCGCTTTAAATCATTCTGCCCAGTCGGAAGCGCCCGCCATGACCGGAGCCATCGCTGAACTGTGTTCGCCTCGACATAGACGTTCATATCGTAGGCATAAAGAACGCCCGCGACGTAATCTCCAATGACAATCTCATTGTTGTAGTTCATTTGGCACTGACCACGATGCCGTGTGAACTGGTTGTTTTCCCAGCCGGCGCGCTCATGCCAAACGCCCGTCGATACGTCGAACACCCAAGTCGTGTTGGCAGTTGGAAAGTTCAGCACATAGAACGCATGGCCATCTTGCTGATAAGTATAGGCCACAGCATCCGCCAGCGTTGAATACTGCTGAATCTGCCATTCAACCGCGTGTGTCGAAACCCGCTCGCCGGTGTAGCCTTTAGACCTGTAGACAATGCCGTTGCCCCGCGCGTCTTTACCAAGCCAAAACAAAGCGTTATCCAGTTTGGCAACGGAATAAGCCGCTTGGCAGCCAATTTCGTTAAACGCGCCTTGGATGCGGGCCAGCGGAAAATCGGGAAGCCCGGCATTATACCAGACTTCTACTGATGTCTCGCCAAACAGCCAGACCTCGCGATGGTCCACGATTAGCGTGACAAGATTGTCCGGCGAACCTTCGGCGCTAGCAAAGTCCAGCGGGTCCACTGATGAGCCGTCATATAGCGTCGTAACCCAGAATTTCTGGCTATTAGGCTCGTTGAAGACAAAATAGCCGTCGATAAACCCGACACCGACCGCACCCGCGAAATCGGGGTCTGTAATCTGAGCAAACACATCTGTGCTGGCGTTGTAGATATATCCCGTCGCGCCGTCAGCGATAAAAAGCTGCGTGCCGTTGTCGACCATATTGACCGGGTTTGAACCGGGCACACCGCCTTTGTCTACAAAGGTCCAGTCGGAGGCAATCTTGTAAAACCGGTTGCCAGCGACAGCGTATCCATAATCGCCGAAAGTCCATAGGCCACGGACAGGCCCGGTGGGAAACTGCAATAGTTTACGAAGTCCTGGCGTTCGCTGGAGGAACGCTGGCTGCTTGCCGCCGTCGGGCACAATCTCGGGAAAAAGATTAACCATGCGGTTATCCGCAGCGTTGACGCTGCGGGCCACATAGCTAGAGCCAAGGATGGGCGTCTGCATCAGACTTGACCTCCAATAAATGTGCAGTTAGTCTGCATGAACGTTAGAGGAG